AGACTCAGAGAATGAACACCCAGATCAAAGCTCAACAGGCTGGAGCCAGTATCGAGAAGGATACCGTTGATACTCAGGGCAAGCAGATTGATAACCAGTTGAAGATCGTCAGCGCACTCAATCCGTTCAGGAGCCAGATATGAATCCACTCGAAGGCATGACAATCATCATCCAGCAGGAAGAGCCATTCACTGCGAAGATCAACCGAGAGAATCGGGCCAATGTGATCGAGAACTGGAAATTCGGCCCAGAGGAGACCACTAGCGACAATACTGACTACTATCGAATGATGGCGAAGGCTTGGAGCGTAAAGCCGGTAGAGGCTCGCAGGCAGATGTGTGGTAACTGCGAATACTTCAACAACTCACCTGAGAAGCTGGAGTACATAGAAGTAGTGCCAGAGGATGACTATGACGCTGACGGCGGTGGTCGAGGCTACTGCAAGAAGTTCGAGTTCGTCTGTCATAACCTGAGAGTGTGTCAGGCGTGGGAAGAAAGAGAAGAAGAAGACGAATACGGGGAGGATTGAGCATGGCACAACCACAGTCAGCACTTAGACAAATGCCAACGCAGTCAGCAGAGCCTTTTGTACGCTCCTACAACCCGTTCAACCCTGCATTCAGGGATACGGTGAGATCGGGCATCAACGAGCTTATAGGAGGCCGAGAGATGGGCGGCACTCCTACGCAGCGATACAGGGCTGGCATGGCTGATCTTCTATCTGGCTCCGTAGACTTTGTGCCTGGCATTGGCGAGGCGGCAGGTGTTGGCGATGTGCGTCGAGAACTTGGCGCTGGCAACTATGGCAACGCTGCTATTGCTGGCGGGGCAACCATGCTGGGCGTTCTTCCGATAGCGGGAGACATGATGGCTCAAGCTGGAAAGTCGGCGCTTAGGGCTTTGAGGGATGCGCCAACAATATCTGCTGGAAGTAGAACAAGTTTAGACCCAAACAGCCTCTTCTTTAGAGAATCAGAGCAGAATAGACTAGAGCAAGCGTCTGAGCTGTTTGATAGCGGGGAGGAAATTCAGCCCATTGTTACTATTTATAATAATGGCAGAAGAGATATTTTAGACGGCCACAACAGGGCATCTATTGCTATTTCAAGAAACCAAAATTTGCCAGCAGTTGATATAGATATTGCAGAATATGATCTGCTCAAAGGAGCTGGCTTTGATGACATGGAAATTGCATATGCAACCCTGCTCAGAGCTGACGAGGACGAAGCTGCGTCAGCCATAAACAACCAATTCTATGGCTCTGGAATAAGGCAGCGAGGAGCAGAAGCACTTTCACGCATGGATTCTCCAGCACCAGCCTCTGCCGCACCAAGCCCACTAGAGGGCAGGGTGAATGTTGGCTACGATGTTGACGCAATATCCCGTAATTACCCACAAACTGGGCCAGGCAGCCTTAACTTTAGTAATCCGAAAAAACCGGAGGGGTTCCTCCAGAAAGAATTAACAACTGAGGAACTGGCGTTGCAAAGAGCGCGAAACACGGCGCAGCGAGACATAATCGCTGGAAAGTATGATCCATACTTTGCTGTAGAGGATCGGTATTTTGCCAACCCAGAGCTGTACAATTTGCAAGGTAATACACTTGTCGATGCTATGCCTGCAAAACAAGCAACAATTGATCAGTATGCAGAGAGGTTTGACACTCCGCAAATACGGGACAACATCCGACAAGCATACGAGCGTGGACTCTCTCCGACTAGCCAGAATTGGTATGCGATGGGGCAACTTCAAGATGAGTTTATCAGGGAGCTTGGGCCTGTCGAAGGGCCAAAAATGTTCAAGGAACGGTTTGCTGATGCGATGGCGGCAACAACCGGAGGCGCTGATCCTACTGCTAACCTGTTGATGTCTGCGTATGTTAACAATAGAAAAGCACAAGGACTATCCTTGCCAACTGGGTCAACCAACTACCCGCACCCAATCGGCGGCAGGTATTTGGCTGGCAACATGGCTATGGCAGACAAAATAATCATGAACGAGACCCCGTTGACTGCGTCTGGACAGCCCAAGCGATTCAACTTTTCTGCCAATTTCCTCGGAGACATGAACAGAGCCACCATCGACGAGCAGATGAGTCAACTGTATGAAACTGGGCTGACGGCCCCTCCTGGCGCGTCATACGGCGTCATGGAGCGCGTTCTTGGCGATGTCGGGCGAGAGTTCGGCGTGTTGCCAGGTAACGTGCAAGACGTTGCATGGGCTGGGGCTAAAGGAACCCAAGGCAAGCCAATGATCCAGCACATCAACGAAGCGATAGAGCGAACTGCAAGGGTGACAAACAAAACGCCGAGAGAGGTGCTGGTTGACAGCATCATCAATGCGCGGTCTCCGTTATATGGAGCAGCAGGCGCAACTATCGGCCTGTCAGCCTTACGCAACATCCAGCGAGACGAGGAACCACAGCGCCGACCTGACTAATTGCTACTGATTGACTTTAATGCTACATTGTACACAGGCCACCAGACCATTCTGGGCACATCACCTATAAGGGCAAACACCATGACGCAACCAGGCGACTATGATTTTGATGACACTCCCGAAGACGAGGAGCCAATTGAGACACAGGAGGCTGAAGATCAGCCAGACGTTGAAGAAGATGTCGAGGATGATTCCGAATCGTCAGAGGATAGTGGGGAGACTCACGATAAACCGATCTTTACCGAGGCGCAGCAAAAGGTCTTCGATGACGCAATAGGAAAGAAGGTATTCAAACTCCGTGAAAAAGAGCGCGAAGCCGAGCAACTCCGAAAGCGTTTAGAGGAATTTGAGCAGCCACAAACTCGGTCGCGGCCACTAGTGCCAGCTCTGCCTGACCCGTTCGCAGTCTCTGATGAGGAGTACAAGCGGCAGATCATGCACAGAGAGCAGGCTCTGATATCCGCTTCTGCCTATGATACCCAGATGCAAATGCTGAAGAACCAGCAGGCGCAGATGGCTCAGGAGGCAGAGCAAAAACAGCAGGAGATTCTGGTCGAAAAGGTTCAAAGCTACGCTCAGAGGGCTAAAACCCTTGGAGTCAAAGCCGAGGAGCTTCAAGCAGCAGGAGCGATTGTTGGTCAGTTTGGAATTGATGACTCGCTGGTGCAGTACATCCTTGAGGATGATCACGGCCCGTTAATCACAAAGTATCTATCTCAGAATGTCACTGAATTGGACGCACTGAGACACCTACATCCAACGATGGCCGCAGTCAGGATTGCTACGTTGATCAAGTCAAAAGCTGTCGCCCTTAAACCAAAATACACTAACGCTCCTGATCCAGTTCGACGACCTATGCCATCGAGCGCACAGGTCAAACCGAAAGGGCCAAAGGGAGCAACATTTGAATAATAGGTGATTTAACATGGCTAATAATTTAAGCAGTAACGTAACCCGTAAAGTTGCCCGTGTGTTCCTCGATGCTTTCGAGAATTCACGGGTAATCACAAAGACAGTTGACACTCAGCTTCTGTCTGACAAGTTCAATCCGTCCTCTGGTAGCACTGTAGACTTCAAGCGTCCGCACGACTACAACACTATCCGCACCTCTGGCGGTGATATCTCCTCCTCAACCAAGTCTTCAATCATTGCTGGTAAGGCAACTGGTACAGTCCAGAATTACTTCACAGCAGCGACAGACTGGGGCAACCTGGAAGAAGCGATTCAGCTTGATCAGTTGGAAGACATTCTGGCTCCGATGGCTCGACGTATCGTGACTGACCTTGAGCTGGACTTCGCATCCTTCATGCTGAAGAACTCCTCACTGCGTTATGGTACTCACGGCACAGCAGTAGATGCGTGGTCTGACGTTGCGGGCGCTGGCGCGTTCATGGACTCAATCGGTATTAACCCAGCGAGCGAGCGTTACTACCTGATGAATCCGTTCACGGTAGCTGGCCTAGCAAGTGCTCAGTCAGGTCTCAACTCTGTTGACAGCTTGATTCGTACAGCGTGGGAAAATGCCCAGATTAGCACCAACTTCGGTGGTCTTCGTGCCCTGAGCGCAACTACTCTGGCAAGCTTCACTTCAAGCTCTGGCGCAGATCGTGCCGGTACTCTGAGTGCTGCACCTGACGCAACCTACGTCACTGCGAAGGACACAATGACCCAATCACTTGCGGTCACTGCGTTCCAAGCAAACATGGTTGTGAAGGCAGGCGAACTGGTAACGATTGCAAGCGTCAACCGTCTGAACCAGTCAACCCGTCAAGCGATGGTCAGTGCTACTGGCACTAACGTAGCATGGACTGGTGTGGTGACTGCTGATGTGACTCTTGGCGCGTCTGGCGAAGGCACTCTGGTAGTGGCCGGCCCAGCGATCTATGAGTCAAGTGGTCAGTACAACACTGTAACTGCTGCGCCTGCTAACGGCGCTGTGATTACAATCGTTTCTGCTACTGCGACTCTGTACCAGCCTAACCTGTTCTACACAAAGCAGGCTTCCGGATTGGGCACAGTCAAGCTGCCTAAGCTGTACAGCACTGACACTGTTGCGACTACCTCTGACGGTATGTCCATCCGTATCAGCAAGTACTCTGATGGTAACGCTAACTCACAGTCCATACGTTTTGACTTGCTCCCAGCCTACGCTTGCTTCAACCCAAGCATGGCAGGCCAGGGTTTCGGCGTGTAATTGAGGAGGGGGGAGCTTCGGCTCCTCCCTAATCTTATGGCTAATAAACCTCCCAAGAATTCAAAAGACACAAGGCTTGCAAGGGCCGGTGTTGAAGGCTTTAATAAGCCCAAGAAAACCCCTAATCATCCGACAAAATCTCATGTAGTGGTCGCTAAAGTAGGCGACGAGATTAAGACGATCCGCTTCGGTCAACAGGGTGTTACCGGCTCTCCTCCAACAAAGGGCGAGTCTGAAGCAGACCGAAAGCGCAGAGCATCATTCATGGCGCGTCATAAACAAAACATCGACAAAGGCAAAATGTCAGCAGCTTACTGGGCTGCAAAGGAGAAATGGTGAACACAATCTGGGTTAAACCGAGTGGCGTGGAAGTCAATGTTGACAGCGGTAGTTACGAGGCTGCTGCAAGTCTGGGCTGGAAGCCTAAAGATCAAGAACCTGTAGTCGAAGAAAAGAAGCGTGGTCGACCAGCTAAATCTCAAGAGGCATAAGAAAT